TCTGGTGCTCCGCCAGTACCGAACGTGGTGTGGGTGTAGTCGACGTTATGTCGATACATCTGCACCTGGCCGGCCTTGGCAGCCTCTTTCGAATGTCGGATAAAAAGGCGTATCTCTTCAGTTGCTGAAGAGAGTAGCCATTCCGATCCGTAAGAGTCTTGATTGATGCGAGACAAAACCTTCGCGACCGCATTGATCGTAATGGTTAATGTTGCTCCGAAGCTCACGATGTATTCTCCATTGTTAGCACTACCTATACTTATAGGCAATGCTAGCCAATGTCAGCAGTTGCCTAGCCCCAAGAAAGGGGCTGGTAGCGATTGTTAAACCTACAGGCACGTTCGGTTGTCTATGCTTCGTAGCATAGTATTCCGAAGCTGGAGAGACCTTCAACCAGGATGGGGCCATCGTCACAGAGTGACTAGTGTCCGTCCAGATTGATGTCATTATGCATGCAGAACTACAGGAAGCACCAACTGCGTTCCGGTTTGCGAGCAAATAATCGCCCACATTACCGAAATAGTCAGCCAACCAGCTCCAGGGTAGGATCTCCCAGGCATCAGCCATGGAAAGATTCCACCCATTAACCGCGAACTTGGCTTGTTCGCGGAGGTCTGCAGGCGAAAGAGCGAGTTCGGGGACGTCTGGTAACCACCGACAGGTGGCCCAGCGTCTCCTATGGGTGTGACGAGTAATCGTCACCTCCACCCACGCTCCTTCTAATGTCCAGACGGCAACGTTTTCTACGACGTCGTCGCCTGCGTCTGTCTCCAGATTCCATCTACGGTGGAGACCACCCTTCTTATGAAGATTGGTCAGCTCCTTTACTCTATCATCCACATACGTGGAAAAGTAAACGAGTTTGTAAAGGTCTCCAATGAGAGGAGCAAACCCAAAGTTAAAATCGACGACCGAATTAGATCGTCGAGCCCTCTTCGGGTACTTTGCCAAAAGGCTCATCCCACGATCGAAGATGGCCCCAGGAAGGGACCTCAGCTCCCCAATAAAAGCAGGCATACTCACAATTGCCCTAGAAGGGTTAGTGCGAGCGACTGCTTGGGTAGCTGCTTCGACATCCGATGTAGATGGTGGCAGTATGCAATGATCCCAAAGTCCCTGTGAGCCGTATGGATAATCAATCATACGGAATACAGGGAACGCGTCCGGTTCCCCGGAAACGGTTCCAACGGACTTGTGATCGCGGATCTCGGTATCAAAGTAGTTATCCTGTTGAAGGAATCCTACAGTGTCCTCGGTCCGCTGCCAGAAGAGAGTAGTCCTCGCTATGTCGGTTTCACTGGTGGATAGATTAGTAATCGATCCCACAGTCTCCG